CCACCTGCAGATACTGAACCACCTGAAAAGCCTACAAAAGGCAGTAAAGGTGGTAGTAAAAAATAAGCACCGGTGAATAGCCAGGATATTTTCAACAAGCGTATTTGTCAGGCAGTAAAAGCGAGTACTATTGAAGTTCGAGATACTGCACAGGAGAAACATAGATTTACCTCGAGAACAGGGAATCTAGAAAAGGCTGTTGATTATCGAATTTCTAATAGTGGAATGCAAGGGGTTGTATTTATTGATAGTGATGTCGCTAAATACGGCCCTTTTGTACATGCAGGGACACCAGCACATGTAATTCGGCCGCATTTTAAGAAGATATTGAGATTCGTACCACAAGGCGGTAATGGGTTTATATTTGCTAGGAAAGTGGTTCACCCTGGGACTGCCCCAGATCCATTTTTGTATGAAGCGTTGCAAAATAATGTCTCAAATATTACTAGTATTTTTTCCAGATATACTGATATTGCACTAGATGATGTGGCACAAGTGCTAGTAAAAGATGAGATTACGCTAAGTTTTGAAATATAAGGAGTACTGTATGCTATATAATTTTGAAGATATAGCCGGCCTATTAGGGGATGAATTGCTAACGCAAGAGGTAACAGAGGCCGCTGTATCCAAAGCAGAACAATGGCTATATGTACTTGCGGATAGATTAGGTGTGTCAAAGGATAAAGTTATACGTAGTTTTACTATCGATGAATTAGTCCTTGCATATATCTATCGAGAAGTCTGCGTTAATAAATCGTATGCTTTGCCAGGAAGTTATACTAGTAATGGTTCGACGGATGACTTTTATTCTAAAAAATTAGAATACTATGAAGCTCGTATTAAATTATTGGAATCGCGAATAACACCAGGGCAGCTTACAGGTAACCCTACAGAATACAAAGGATATCGTTCTGTTGAAATCTATAGGGGGTAATATGTGGCTAGAATTAATGCAACATATTAAATCTACTATCGACAATAGCGGTGCTGCATTTAATGTCATGCTAGGTGCTATGCGACCACAAGCAGCGAAAGTCGATGAGAATGGCGTTATTATGGTTATTCGTGGGGAAACTACGAGGGGCGATAATTCCATTCAATCTGAATTGGAGCAAGAACTATATATCGAGGTTTGGGGTAGGAACGATAACCCAGATTTAGAAGTAGGCTACGAATTAATAACCAACTTAGAAGATAGGTTCGAGGCAATTATTAATGATCTACGCAAACGTTGTGGTGAATTAGACGAAACTGCATGTATATTACAGAACACTGGCTATCAGATTATAGATTTAGTGTGTACAAGTAAAGTTGGCGACCATGATAGTGTACGACCTTTAGTTGGTACACAATATCGCTTTATGGTTCGCCTTATTGATTTAAAAGAGAAAACTAACGGAGGTATTTTCTAATGGCACCAGCTGCAACACCAAAAAAATTATACAAACCGGCTCAAACCGCAATGCCTACAGCCGGCAAGAATTATCTTATTTACTTAAATGTAGGCACTGACGAAACTACGAATGCTGAATGGCTTATCTTGGGCGGTCAACGTAGTGGCGATGTATCTCGTAAGGCTGACTCTATCGACGCATCTAGTAAAGACAGTGGCGGTTGGAAAGTTACTATTCCGGGTATGAAAGAATGGTCTATCGACCTTGAAACGCTTTTAATGCCAAACGAAGAAAGTTTGACATTGCTTGAAAAAGCATTCTTAAACGATGAAAAAGTTCATTTAAAATTCGAATACCCAGACAAATCTTACATGACTGGCTATGCATCTATTACAGAATTGTCCTTAAGTACTCCGCATGATGATGTGGCTACATATAAAGGTACATTGAATGGTGCAGGTCCATTGTCTGAATTGAAAAAACCCTAATTAACTATTTGTAAGGAGCGTGTTTTAACATGAAAAAAATTAATTGTGATCTATTCGCTATGGGCGAAACTATCTATTTCAACATTGGTCGTATTGCTGAGTTGGAACAGCTATGGGGTGAGCCTATTTTTAAAGCGGTACAAAATGGCACAATGACATTTAATCAGCTTATTACTGCATTGGTCGTAGGAATGAAACACCACGGCAAAAAGCGTGATTACATCTATTACCAAGATAAATTACAAGAACTCTTTGATGAGGGCACAGTCCAATATGCCGACCTTGTACAGTTGATTGTACAAGCCCTTATTGGCAGTGGTGTATTTGGTAAGGCTGCATATTACGCATTATTCCCAGATGAGGCCGATGAGCAAGCACGCTCCGAGGTCGAGGCTGAAAACGAAACAAAAAACTAAGAGGGGGCGACACCGCCCCCTCTTTTAAAGTATGGATAACTAAGGCGGAACGCATGGCCTATGGTCCGCTCAATCTAAAGCCGTGGGAATTCATGAATTTAAGCCCTATGGAATATTACAAACTTGCCGAGGGTTATGAGTTAAGAACGGAAATAGAGGACCGTAAGCAAGCGTATTTTGCATGCCTAATGACAAATGTTCATATCGCAGGCAAACGAAAATTGACTGTTGAAGATATTATGAAACAACTACATCCAATGACATTAGCTAAACGCAAAAACGAAGAAAAGTTATTCATGGAAGAATTTAGACAAGAGGGAGGTGAGATATAGCATATGGCCGAAAGTCAAATTAATGTCAAAATTGTTGGCTCGTCTAATGGTGCTGAACAGGCACTTGATAGAGTAGCAAGGAAAGCCGAGCAAGCACTAGGCAAAAGCATTTCTAATTCGCTTGATAGCGTAAGAAATAAAGCTCAAAAGGTCTTTGGGGTTGAGATTCCGGGACTTATGAACGCTGCAAAGTCTGGTGCTGCATTCGCTGGTGCTGCGATGGGCATTGAGGCAGCCGGTAGGGCGTTAAAAGATATGGCCGTTAGTGCAGTTAAGACAACGGACCAATTAACGCAATTGAGGGCTCGTATTGATCTTATCAATGATGGCAGTCAAAGTACTGCCGAAATTATGGATAAGGTATTCTCTGCCGCCAATCGTTCACGTGGTAGCTTTTTAGATATGGCGGATAGCGTTGCAAAACTAAATTTGTTAGCAAAAGACGCTTTCACCTCCAACGATGAGGCCATTTATTTTGTTGAACAACTTAATAAGCAATTTAAAATTGCCGGTGCAGGTGTACAAGAAACTACATCCGCTATGTACCAATTAACACAAGCTATGGCAGCAGGTAAGCTACAGGGCGACGAATTCCGTTCCATTATGGAAAATGCTCCGATGTTGGCACAAAGTATAGCACAAGAAATGGGGCTATCTGTAGGGCAATTAAAAGAAATGAGCTCGCAAGGTCTTATTACTGCTGACATTATTAAGAACGCCTTATTTGCAAGTGCAGAAGAAACAAATGCAAAATTCGCAGAAATTCCTATGACATTCCAAGATATAGGAACTAAATTGCAGAATGATCTTATTGCTGCGTTCCAACCAGTAATGGAGGAACTGGGCAATATGACAAGCTCCGATGCATTTATGAGCGTGTTAAATGAATTGGCGTTTTCTTTTAAAGTAGTAGCTGCAGCTGCACAAGTGTCTATAGCAATTATTAAAGGGGCTTTTAGTGGCCTAAGCGTGGTTATCACCACCATTAAAAATATCGTATCTAGCTTTGTACAGTTGTTTGTAACGTCAATGCCTTTGATTACTGCCGCTATTATTGGTGTGAGTGCTGCGTTTTTAGCACAAAAGGCCATTATAGCGAGTCATAATACAATGCTTGCATTATTGACTGTTCGCACAACTTTGGTTACTGCTGCAAGCGTAATCTTGGGCGGTGCTATTGGTGCGGTAGGTCTTGCGTTTGGTGCTTTTAGGGCTATCGCAATGACTACACAAGCCGTAATTATGGCTATTAGGACTGCGAATATTGCCAGTGCGGTTGCGATGGGTGTGGCAAAGGTGGCTACACTTGCATTGAGTGGTGCTACAGCAATACTTAACGCAATCATGATGGCAAACCCTATCCCTATATTTGTAGGTGCATTAATGACGCTTGTCGCTGTATTTGGTCTTTCTAGGGCTGCGGCAGGTGGTTTTAGTGAAACGCTAAGCGAAGTATTTTCAACTATCGTACATACAGCCGTTTGGGGCGTTAATAAGATTATTGAGGCTCTTAATTGGTTAATCGCTAAACTTAATAGCGTAGGCGATAAGGTTGCGAAGTTCTTCGGTGGCACGTTTACTGCTATTCAACAAGTAGACACCATTTCGGCTGATACTGCACAAAGTATCGTCAATACTGCCGGTGATATTATGGGGCAAATCACCTCAGGCTTATCCGGTGGAGGTGGCGAACTTGGTGGCGGAGGCGGTGGAGGTGGCGACACTTCTGGCGGTGGCTCCGGTGGCAAAGGCGGTGGAGGTGGTAAAGGTGGCAAGGGTGAAGATCTAGCAAAAGAGGCTAAACAAATTCACGAAAAAATCTTGCAGTCCTTTTTAGAAATGCAAGGCAACCAAGTAGAGTTAATCGAACTTCAATATAAAAAGGAGCGAGAAGAACTTGAAAAATCAAAAACCGCTAATGAAAACTATCACGAGGACTTGAAATTACTTGATGAAGTTTATGCAGAAAAGCGTATCAAGGCGAAACAGGAGGAAATGACAAAATTACGTGCCATTGAAACTGGTATTCGTGATATGCAACAAGATTTTGCGTTTAAAACTGCAAGTAAAGATAGTACAGGTAATGTATCTCCTGCCGTGCAGTTAAAAAATGATTATGAAAATGCCATAGATGAAATCGAGGACCGTTATGCAGATATGGTTGACAAGTTCATGAAAATGGACAAAATGGAGCAACAACATCATATTGATCTGTTAAAACAACGAGGTATTGAATTCGAAATGAGTGCTGACGGAGAAATTTCCTATGAAAAAAGGAAAAATGAGGAGTTGTTAGCAGCACAAGAAGAATATGCCAAAAAGGCATTACAACAACATACTGACTTGGTAAACGAGAAATATGCGATTGATGAGGCTATGCGAACTCAGAACTTCGATGCGTTACAAGCTGCATTGAATGATGAATATATTGCAGAGAAACAACACTACGACTCCAAAAACCAGCTCCTCGAGGAGTGGAAACAAGCCGCAATCGATGCTCATTGGAATGGACAGCAACTATTAATTGACGCTTTAAACGCCGGTATAGATAGTATGCAGAGTGGCATTTCAGGTCTTATTCAAGGCACTACCTCTTTAATGACTGCCATTCAAAATATTGGTAAAGCTATTTTAAAGACTATTGCAGATTTTATTGCAAGTTGGATAGCGGCTATGGTTAAAAAAGCCGTATTTAGTAAATTAATACAAAGTCAGGAAACTACAACCAGTATTGCTGCGGCTAACGCTCAATATCCGGCGTGGTCTGCATTGGCTCAACAAGTTAGTATGGCAACATTTGGTGCTAGTGCTGCAGCTGGCATGGCTGCGTGGACTGCCAATACTACCGCAGGAGCAGGGCTTTCACTTGCTAATGGTGCAACAAGTTTTGCATCGTTAGGATCCGCAAAATTAGACTTACCTAAAATGGCAAACGGTGGTGTGGCCTATGGCTCAACTTATGCTGAGATTGGCGAGGGTAAATATAAAGAGGCCGTATTACCTTTAAGTGAAAGCACATACGACGAAATGGGTGCAGGCATAGCACGTGCCGGTGGTGGTGCTACTGGTGGCATTACGTTCAACGTATCTGCTATGGACGCCAATTCGTTTGGTGATTGGTTAGAGAATTCGGCAGGTCGTTCTTTACGACAATTTTTAGTTAATCAAAATAGGGAATTTGTAGCTACGGAGGGTACATGGTAATGGCAGATTTATTGAAATTTCCGGATATTAGAACCCTTGCGTGGAAGTCTACAAAGGC